ACACAGATTTGCACAAGTAGTCAATACCTAAGCATTTTAGTCAACTAATCCGTTGTAAAATACATACGCGGGGTATTGTTTCCCCCGCAGTTGCCTTCGGGGAGAGTTCGCGCTCTCCCCTTTTTTTCTGTACACTTGCGCTGTTCATCAACTTTAGTTTAACATCGCAATCATGGAAACTTCTACACAGCAAGCAATTAAGGCGATCCGAGATCGCGCAAAGTCGGCAGGGTTTCGGCTCTCCGACGTGGGCAGGGTTGCCAACATTGACCCAGCCCAACTCTCACGCTGGGCAACCGGCAAGACAGTACCTCTCTACTCATCAATCATCAAGTTGAATGAGGCCGTTGACGCATTGATCTCTGCACGGATGACGCAGTTGGCCAAGGACATGGAAGAGGCCGTCAAGTGAGGATCATCTCTATCGACCCTGGGCTGAGTGGAGCCGTCGCGCTGCACGTTGACGGAGCCTTGGAGTCCGTGACGGATATGCCGGTGGTCAGCATCATGCGTGGTAAGACTCAGAAGCGTCAGGTGTCTGCGCAGGGGCTGGCAACTCTCATCATTGACTTGAAGGCAGACCACGCAGTAATTGAGAAGGTGTCCGCAATGCCAGGTCAGGGCGTGAGTTCCATGTTCTCCTTTGGCCGCAGTGCTGGCGTGATTGAGGGAGTCTTGGCCGCCTTGATGGTTCCGCAGACCTTTGTGCAACCGGCGGTGTGGACTAGAGCCATCACCCGTGGGATTGGCAAGGACGCATCCCGCAGCCGCGCAATGGAACTGTACCCATCGCATCAGAAAGAGTTTGCGCGAGCCAAGGACGATGGCAGGGCTGACGCTGTGCTGATTGGGTATTGGTACTTGAGGGAGTTGACGAAGTGACAACAGACGAGATCAAGGTCATGCGTGACCACATCATCTACTTGGGAACCCAGTTGGAGAACGAGCGTCACCAGTCGGGTCAGAAGACCGTGCTGCTGAAACGGATGCTTGACCCCGAAGACTTGGGACACGCTGTCAGCACCGAGGTGCGCAAGTTGGCTTACCAAATCCTTATCCATGACACGGACAACGAAAGAAAACAATGGAAAACAAAATAACTTTACGTGCAAGTGCATCCTCACGTTGGATCGCCTGCCCAGCGTCTGCACGACTTTCTGATGGCGTTCCCTTTGAACCATCAGGTGAGGCCGCGCAGATCGGTACTGCCATCCACGCTTTGGCCGAGAAGTGCTTCATCTCCGGAGAGAAGGCTGATGCCTACCTTGGCAAGTCTGTCGAGGGCATCACGATGACTCAGGAAAACGTGGAGTTTGCCCAGGCTCACATTGACCACATTACAAATCTGAAATCTGAACTTGGGGCTGTAAAGGTTGAGCAGTACGTGACGGTCTTTGATACTCCCGCTGTGAAGTTGGGCGGGACTGCTGACGTGATCGGGTTCGGTAACGGCATCCTTGAGATTGCAGACCTGAAGACGGGGCGGGTCTACGTGGACGCAGACAGCAGTCAGATGAAGATTTACGCGCTGGGTACGCTGGCCAAGATCAAGAGTAAGCCTGTGGAGACTGTCAGGCTGTCCATCATCCAGCCGCACTCAGGTGATACACGTACACACACCATGAAGGTTGAAGAATTAAATCAATGGATGGACGACGTTCTGCTGCCCGCCATCAAGGAAGCAGCCGACGATAACGCGCAGCCAAAGCCATCCACTAACGCTTGCCGTTACTGTCCTGCCAAGGTGATCTGTCCCGCGCAGACCAAGGCGTTGGAACTGATACCTACCAAATTGGATGTCAAGACGCTTGCGCCTGAAGTGGTCAGCGACCTGCTGGCTCGGTCTGAGATGGTCGAGGACTTTATCGCGGCATTGCGCAAACACGCCACCAAGGTCTTGGAAGACGGCGGTGTCCTGTCAGGCTGGCAATTGTCACCCAAACGCGCAACGCGCAAGTGGATTGATGAGGCTGCGGCAGTAGTCGCGCTGGAGGCTGCGGGTATCGAACACAGCAAACTCATGCTTACTGAGATCATTTCCCCTGCGGTGGCAGAGAAACTGCTGGGTAAAGAAAAGAAACACGTCCTTGAGGACATTACGAAAAAAGAAAGTTCAGGATTAACGCTTGCCAAAGCAGTTGGACTTGGACAATAATCACCTCCCCGTGACTACTTAGTCACATAACCTTGAAAGCAAAACGCTAAATGCTAAATCTCTCATCCTCTGGCGGCTCTGGTAATTACATCCGTTTCTCACCCCAGGCTAACGCTTGGACAAACTCAAACAACGAGGAAATCCAGTTAAAAAAAGTCGTGTTCGACATCGACAACGTGCAGACAGGTTGGCTCTTGCTGGCCGTTGGTCAGCGCGAGTGGAACCCTGACGTGTCTCTCGGTAAGAAGGGTCCGCAGCCAACGCCTGAACACAAGCGCGGGTTCATGGTCACGCTGTACAACAAAGAGATAGGTGCAGCCGAGTGGTCTTCAAACGGTGTCGGTCCGAACATGGGACTCGAACAGTTGTACAAGACCTGCGACGCGCAACGCGCTGCAAACCCTGGCAAGTTGCCGGTGGTTGAGTACAAGGGTTCCAAGTTGGAAAAGATTGGCAAGGGTACGACTCGTATCCCCAACTTTGAGTTAGTGAACTGGGTTGCGCGTCCTGAAGGCATGGACGCTGTGGCGGCTCCTGTTGAGCAAGCACCGCAGCCAGTGCGTCAAGCACCGGCGAAGGCGGCTGTAGTGGAAGACGAAGACGAGATGTTCTAAGCCGTAGTCCCGAACGCCGAGGTGTAACAGCCTCGGCTTTTTTTTCCTCTAAAAAATATAACTATGAAATATCTCTCACTTTGCAGTGGTATTGAAGCGGCAACGGTAGCGTGGCATCCACTTGGATGGGAGGCAGTAGCCTACTCCGAGATCGAAAGATTCCCATCTGAGGTGCTTGCACATCACTACCCAAACACACCCAACTTGGGTGACATGACAAAATTTAAGGAGTGGACAAATGTCTCAAATGTCGATGTTCTCGTTGGAGGAACTCCCTGCCAATCCTTCTCAGTCGCCGGACTCCGAAAGGGATTGGATGACCCTCGTGGCAACCTCATGCTTACCTATCTTGCCATTGCTGACAAATATCGGCCCAAGTGGTTGGTTTGGGAGAACGTCCCCGGCGTTTTATCCTCTAACGGAGGACACGACTTTGCCTCCTTCCTTCGAGGGTTGGGCGAACTCGGGTATGGGTTCGCATACAGGATTCTTGACGCTCAATACTTCGGAGTGGCCCAAAGACGCAGACGTGTGTTTGTTGTCGGATACCTTGGAGACTGGCAGCGTGCCGCAGCGGTTCTTTTTGAGCGAGACAGCCTGTGCGGGAATCCTGCGCCGAGCAGACAAAAGAGGGAAGGTGTTGCCGCCAGCACTGGAGCAAGCCCTTCAGTCGGTAGCCTTTGCGCCCGAACAGGGCAAAGCATAAGCGTTCAAGATGCGGCGCAGGGTCACTTGATGGCAACTTGGCCGGCAGAAATCAGCAGCACCTTAGACACAACCTTTGGTACAAAACAAGGATTGGAAAATCAGCACGTTAATGCGGGTTGCCCAATGTTTGTTCCAGCACCACTATTTGTAACAAGTGGTCAGGCTAATGCTGCTTTTAGTCTTGATGTTGGATTGGCATTAAATTCAACCCATGAATCACCTTATGTTGTTCAACCCATCGCCTCGCATGATGTGGCGGGAACAATGCTTTCTCGCAATACATCGGGCGGTTTTAGCAACTCCATTGACCACGCTGCTGCTGGTTATATGGCGATACAGCCCATCGCCCTAGCCGAGAACACCATAGGACGCAAGCCTGAGAATGGTGGCAATGGTGACGGGTTTACCGATGGCGGCCCGATGTACACATTAAATGCCACAGGTGTGCATGGTGTGGCGCAGCCGATGGTTTTAATGGATCAAGGTGGCAGCGTGATGAATGTTGAAACGGACATGACGGGGACGCTACGGCGTGAAACGCACGGGCATGAGCCGATTGTGGCGCAGCCGATTGGGATTTTCCAAGACAGCGAATATGGCATTGCTGAATATGACACTGCTGGAACTTTGCGTGCTGGACGCATACCGGCACATCAGATGGCTATGCAATCAATGGCAGTACGCAGACTCACACCAGTGGAATGCGAAAGGCTGCAAGGCTTTCCCGATACTTACACGGACATAAAGTCAAAGGGCAAGGCAACCCCTGACGGTCCGAGGTACAAGGCTTTGGGTAATTCAATGGCCGTGCCTGTGATGGCGTGGATCGGTAAAAGAATAAACGAGGTAGAAGAACTATGCAAGCCGAACAAATAGCGCAGGCACTAGGCAACGCAAAGCAAGCAAACGGATCATGGCTGGCATCTTGCCCAGTCCAATCGCACGGCAAGGGCAACGGGGATAAGAACCCAAGCCTGTCCATCACGGAGACTCAGGACGGGAAGTACCTGTTTCACTGCCACGGCGGGTGCGACCAGCAGGACGTGTTCAACGCAATCAAGGACAGGGGTCTGCTTCCGGAACTACCTAAACGTGAGGAGATATTCAGCAGCCTCGCAACTCTCGCTCCGCAGCCGATGACGTTGGAGCAGGAGTGGGAGTACATGGATGAGGACAGGAACACGCTGTTCATTAAGCAGAGGTTCAAGACGAACACAGAGAAGGGCAAGGACTACAGGCTGGTCAGGGTTGACGCTCTTGGTAGAAGGCACTCACGGCTTGGAGATGTAAGGATTGTTCCTTACCGATTCCCCGAACTCTTGGACGCAAAGACGGCGGGAAGAGCTATCTACTTGGTTGAAGGCGAGAAGGCAGCGGACGCGCTGGTGTCCATTGGAGCCATTGCCACAACGTCACACGCAGGGGCTGGGCATTGGCCTGCTGAGATTACCCAATACTTCGCAGGGGCGAATGTGGTGGTGGTTCCCGACAACGACAAGGCGGGGCAGGAGTACGCCAAGAAGGTAATCAAGAACCTGCTGCCGGTGGCAAAGTCTGTGAGATACCTTGATCTAGACCTTCCGTTCCCTGGAGATGATGCCTTCGAGTGGGTGAAGATGGGAGGCACGAGGGCTGAACTTGCTGCACTTGCAAAGAAACTCCCAGCCATCACGGAAACGGATAGCGCAACGAACAGCGAACAGGTAGAGCCGTACTATGAAAATAGTACATCAGATGACTACGACTCCAACGCGCCTATGCATGAGGAGTCAACCAAGGCCAAGCCCCTGTTCTTGAACATCGAGTCGTGGGACACGATTCAGGACGAGCCAGTGGAGTGGCTGATTGAGAAGGTTATACCTAAGAAGTCCTTTGTCGCCCTGTACGGACCACCAGGCTCATACAAGTCGTTCATTGCCTTGGACATTGCCGAGGCGGTGGCAACGGGCAGGACGTGGATGGGTAACGAGATCAAGACTCCAGGCGCAGTGCTGTACATCTGCGGAGAGGGACACGGCGGTATTGGGGCAAGGATCAGGGCTTGCAAGATACACAACAACACCCAGCAGGGCGCGGAAATCTACGTCATTAGACACCAACTCAACCTGCGGTCAAGTGAGGAGGACTTCAACCTATTGATGCTGTCCATCCAGCAACTCATCAACGAGACGGGCGTGGAGTTCAGCCTGCTGCAAATAGATACCTTGGCTAGAGCCTTCGGCGGTGGCAATGAGAACGACTCTCAGGACATGGGCGCGTTCATCACCAACATTGGCCGAGTCCAAAGGATGCTGGACTGCGCCATCATGATCTTGCACCACTCAGGAAAGGATGCCACAAGAGGGCTGCGCGGTCACTCTTCGCTACTCGGAGCCGTGGACACGCAACTTGAACTCATCAGGATAGAAGGTGGTAAACGCGACGGGATTGCGGGGTCAGGACTCCTAACCATCAGCAAGCAAAAGGACGGCGCGGACAACATCAAGATCGGATTCGAGATGGTGGAGGTGCAGTTATCAGCGTCCAGTTTGGGCTTGGAACCCGTCATCAGCCTTGCCGTTAACCCTTCGGATGAGGCAACAAGGGTCATGGCGGACACGGAAAAGAAGGAGAAAAAGCCGCCAAGCAGGTCAGGTGTTGGTAAGAACCAGCAAATCTGTCTTGACTCTTTGCACAAGGCGATTAAGGAATTTGGTGAGATGAGGGACTTGGATGGCAAGAGAAACAAAGCCGTGAAGATTGATTATTGGCTTGAAAAGTTCACCCAAGTGTGGGGTCACGGTAAGACACCTAAGCAAATATCGAACGAATTTAGCCGCCATAAACGCGAATTTCTGTACGCAAATGGAGTGGAAATATTCAAGGATTACGTTTGGGTTGTGTTCAAAGATGAGCCAAAAGAGCAGTTTTGATGCAGAAAATCCTACAAATGGTACGCAAATGGACGAGCAGAAATGAGAAAACTGCTAGTTATTTAAGCAGAAAAGAAGCAATCCGTCCTACAAATGGTAGACAAATGGTAGACAAATGGAGTCCATTTGTAGGATAAATCGTCCTACAAATGCGGGCAAATCCCTTTAGGGATGCCGCACCATTTGTAGGACGATATGGAAGAACCCGTAAGAAACTAGTAAGGATTGATATGGTGACTAAAAAACGTGCAGTAGTAGTAAAGGTTGAGCAGCCAAGTTTTCCAACAGACCCGTTCAAGGTTAAGTTGAACTCGTTGCTGTTGTCGATCAGCAATCGGAACAAAGACCACACTGCGGTGTGGGGTACTGATCGTTTGATTAACTTGGTGGATGCGGAGTTGCGGACTAAGTTTTGGAATCAGATGGAACGGGTTTGGTTGGCTCAAGAGAATCGGGACGAGGAAAGATTGGAGAAGGCGGTCAAGGGAATGATTGCGGGTTACGACGCTTTGGAACGGTACGCGGTTGCGAACGGGATTAACCCGATGCCTGACATTGCGGCGATTGAGCATGAGATGGCCGACGGTTCGGTGATGGTCATTGTCAAGACGAAGGGTGATGCGTTGCTGTACCAGCAGTTCCGTCCAGAGGTACAAGGACGGCACATCTGGAACATGGAGGAGATCGAGACGATGATGGCCGGTGCGGTGATGCGAGAGGTCATCAAGATCAAGCAGTTGGACGCTGGAGCCACGATGGTGAAGGTGGGCGGTGACAGCGGGTTCGATGACATGGACAGTGACTTGGACTTTAGCAAATCGTCAACGCTGCCAAAGAAGTTCAACACGGAACTGGCTGAGGCTGGCAGGAATGCCTCAATTTGACGAGAAAATGGGTAGGTTGATAGGTTGGGTGCTTGGATAGACTAAAACGCTTAGAAAGGGCTTAGAAATGGCTGGTAGACCGAAACGTAAGGAGGACTTGATTAAATTGGATCAGATTCCACAGGAGCAGATCATCGTGATGCTGGAGGAGGGCAAGTCGATTACGCGGGTATGTATGGCGTTAGGCGTGGGTCGGACGGCCATGAATGTGTGGTTAAGCAAGCCAGAGAACGTAGAATTGGTCTCGCGTGCGCGTGTGAGGGCGGCTGATCTGATGGTGTCCGATGCGCTGGACATCGCGGACTCAGCGTCCATCGAGGAGGTCAACCTAGCCAAACTACGCATCCAAACGCGCCACTGGACGGCTGAGAGGTGGAATGCACCTGCTTACGCGCAACAGAAGGGTCAGCAGGTCAGCATCAACATTCAGGGTATGCGCATGGACGCGCTGCGCCATGTCGAGGTACTGGAAGACTTATCCACACCCAAATTGTCCACTTAGTCACAATAACCTGTGTATAAGTACCATACGACCACACAATCCATGTATAACCTGTGCGTAAGTGGCAATCCTATTAACATAATGAACACTGTATCAATTACAGTTCCGCATCGTGGAATCCTGCCCACTTGGGACTGGATTCTGGCCGTCGGGCGGCTGACCCCCCCCTTCGCGCCATCGGCGGGGGCGGGACTGATGCTGCCCCTAAGAAATACCGACCACAACCCATAGAAAGCCGCCAATGACCACACCCCCCACCCCCACTATGGAACTCGCCCCTCTCCCAAAAAAAAATAAAAAAAATGTGGAATTGACCAAAGACGCAATAGAACAGATTGCGGCCATGTCCGCAGCCGAAGACAAGAACCCGTTCATCGCGTTCGTGAAACGCTACAAGCACAACCCGACCCTGTTTGTCCAAGAGGTACTCAACACACAGCCCGATGACTGGCAGAAGGAGTTCCTTGCCCACATCGCGGACGGAAACCGACGAATCAGCGTCAGGTCAGGCCACGGAGTCGGAAAGTCCACAGCAGCGTCATGGGCAATTCTTTGGTATCTGTTCCTACGGTTCCCAGTGAAAATTGTCTTAACGGCCCCCACATCCAGCCAACTGTACGACGCACTGTTTGCTGAGTTGAAACGCTGGGTGAAGGCACTACCCGAAACCCTGAGAGATCAACTCGAAGTCAAGCAAGACCGTATCGAGGTAAAAGAGGCCCCCAACGAGGCGTTCATCTCAGCGAGAACCAGCCGCGCCGAGCAGCCCGAAGCCCTCCAAGGGGTTCACTCAGAGAACGTGATGCTGGTGGCTGACGAGGCATCGGGTATCCCTGAGCAGGTATTCGAGGCCGCAGCCGGATCCATGTCGGGACACTCTGCCGTGACCCTGTTGCTGGGCAACCCTGTGCGCAGTTCGGGGTTCTTTTACGACACCCACAACAGGCTCAAGGATGACTGGATCACGATGCGGGTCAACTGCACCGACTCGCCGCGAGTGTCAGAGGCTTATGTCGATGAGATGAGAGGTAGATACGGCGAGGAGTCAAACGCCTTCCGAATCCGCGTACTTGGAGAGTTCCCCAGGTCAGACGATGACACCGTTATCCCAATGGAATTGCTAGAAATGGCCATGAATCGTGACGTGGAACCCTCCGCACACGCCCGCCTTGTGTGGGGCTTGGACGTTGCGCGGTTCGGTTCCGACAGGTCAGCCCTGTGTAAGCGTCAGGGGAATGCTGTCCTTGAACCCGTCAAGACTTGGAAGAACCTCGACCTGATGCAACTGACAGGTGCAGTCGTGGCAGAGTACGAGGCTTTGCAACCGAGCCAGCGACCCCATGAGATTCTTGTGGACAGCATCGGTTTGGGCGCCGGAGTCGTTGACAGGCTGCGGGAACTCAAACTTCCAGCGCGAGGCATCAACGTCTCGGAGTCACCGGCAATGGGAGCCACCTACAGGAATTTGAAGGCTGAGTTGTGGCACAAGGCCAAGGCTTGGCTAGAGCAAAGGGACTGCAAGATGCCCAAGGATGAGTCCCTAATCGCTGAACTGGCTGCCGTGAGGTACTCGTTCACGAGTTCGGGGAAAATACAGATTGAGGGCAAAGATGAGATTCGCAAGCGTGGCTTGGCCTCGCCAGACAGAGGTGATGCATTCTGTCTCACATTTGCCAGCGATGCCATCATGGGAATGTACGGCTCGGCGGCAAGTTCCGTTTGGAACAAACCCCTGCGCCGAAATATTCCAAGAGTTGCATAATTGGGCATTCAGTTTGGAGCATGAAGCATGAAACTTGACAAGGCAGCAAAGAAGATCGCATCCGTGATGCGCGAGTTCAAGACAAAGTCCCTGCACTCAGGTGCTGGCGGCAAGGTCGTTAAGAATCCCAAGCAGGCAGTTGCGATTGCGCTGTCCCAGGCAAGCAAACTCAAGAAAGGTAAGAAGTAATGGCCACACAGACAAGCCGTAGCGTCCCGTCACGCTACCAAGGCGCGATGGATCAGATGATGAAGGAAGACACAGACACATCAAACTGTCCACTTCCCACCCAAGACATCACCCTAAATCTGAAGAACCGAGCCAAGGCGATCACCACCGCGGCCTACGGTCCTGAGAACCCCAAACTACCAAACGAGGCTTACTGGAAGCGCATGGGCGACGAGTGGGACGTGTCTGCCGAGGAAGCAAAGAAAAGCCGTTGCGGGAACTGCGCGGCGTTCAACGTCTCCGACTCAATCAAGCAGTGCATTGCTGACGGCATCGGCAACGATACTGACCCCGCTGACGTTATCAAGTTGGCCGACCTTGGCTACTGCGAAATCTTTGACTTCAAGTGCGCAGCAAGCCGCAGTTGCCGTGCGTGGGTTGTTGGTGGTCCTAACACCGGCGAAGCCAAAGACGAAGAGATGGATTCACAAACCGAAGGGGAAGACGAATGAAAGCAGGACTCTACGCAGCAATTAATGCCAAGCAAGCCCGTATCAAAGCAGGCAGCGGCGAGAAGATGAACAAGGTCGGCAGCAAGGCAGCACCCAGCGCAGCCGACTTTAAGAAGTCTGCCAAGACAGCCAAAAAGCCAATGAAGAAGAAATGACAGCAGCCTGGCAGCGCAAGGAGGGTAAGAACCCCGCTGGCGGTCTGAATGCCAAGGGTCGCGCCAGCCTGAAGGCGGCAGGCCAAGACATCAAGCCGCCTGTGAAGTCAGGAGACAACCCGCGTCGTGCGAGTTTTCTTGCGCGGATGGCGGGTAACGCCGGCCCTGAGTACAAGGACGGCAAGCCGACGCGGTTGCTACTCAGCCTTAACGCTTGGGGCGCATCAAGCAAGGCAGACGCGAAGTCCAAGGCAAAGGCGATCAGCGCGAGAAACAAGTCGAAATGATTTCACCAATTTGCATATCAACCGTCACCGGCAAGGGTCTTGCCGTGATGCTGACAAGTATTGATGAGTACTGCCCAGAGGCTCCCGTCTACCTGCGCGGACCTTTGCACGTTATCAGCCACTTCGAGGCTGACTACAAGATGGAGGGCGACAAGAGCAACTTCGGTGACGCCTACAACGCCATCATCGACAAGGCGTTCTCCGATGGTTTTAGTTCCGTGGTGGTGGCAAACGATGACATCGTCCTGACCCCCACCAGTTACAAGTACCTGCTTGAAGACGTGCTGCAACTCAAGAAGCAATTCAAGGAACCCTTGGGCTGGGTTTCGGCACGATGCGATGCAGCCCGACCTGTGCAGAACATCAGGTCGAACCCGTTCAATGAAAAACTGAATTACTTCAAATACCCCTACGAGGACTCCATCATCCCGATGGAATGCCTTTCCCCGATATTCGGGTGGATCAGCGACGAGGCGTGGAACACGTTCAAGTTCCCACCCCTGAACTGGTACTCCGATGATGTCCACTGTGAAGACCTGCGAGCCGCTGGGTTCCAGCACTACCTATCCCGATCCTACGTTCACCACCTCGGTTCGCAAACTATTGGCCTTGACGGAGAAAAACTTACTGCCCAGGCCAAACCTTGGATCATTGAAAACAGGCCACGTTATGCAGCAGACTGGTTCAATTCTTAACCTCGGCTCCGGCAAAGACCGGCGCGAGGGTTGTATCAACGCAGACATCCGCGACGATGTCGGAGCCGACTGGGTGATGGACATCTGCAAGCCAGTGCCAAGCCGCCAGTTCTCTCAAATCATTGCCAACGACGTACTCGAACACCTGCCCGACCTAGTGGCGGCGATGAAGAATTGCAGGGATATGCTGGAGATGGGTGGCAAGATGCACATCCAAGTACCCTACGACTTGAGCCTTGGAGCATGGCAGGACCCAACGCACGTCCGCGCCTTCAATGAGAAGTCGTGGGTTTACTACTGCGAGTGGTCGTGGTACTTGGGCTGGAAGGACACCAAGTTCGAGATGATCCATCTTGAGTGCAGGCTCAGTGACTACGGTGCTAGCCTAGAATTACCCCAAGAGGAATTGATGCGGACACCCCGCGCCGTTGATTCCATGTACGTGATCTTGAAGAAAGTACCGATATGAACATGAACGAACTCCCAATCAGCACCGACATCTCAGCGCAGGAGCCGATGGACGATGACGAGTTGCAGGCGATCATTACGCAGGACATCACCGACGCAATCAGTTATATCGACACCGACATCTCCCCAACCCGCGCCCGTGGGACTGAGTACTACCGTGGCGATCCCTTCGGAAACGAGGAAGAAGGTCGTTCCCAGGTCGTGGCAATGGAAGTCCGCGACACAGTCAGCGCAATGCTACCCAGCCTGATGCGTGTATTTTTCAGCACAGAGAATGTTGTCGAGTACACCCCGCAGGGTCCTGAAGACGTAGAGAGTTCCAAGCAGGCCACCGACTACGCAAACTTCATTTTTACCAAGGACAACAACGGTTTCATGACCACCTACGCAATCTTCAAGGATGCGTTGGTGCGTAAGTGCGGAATTGCAAAGTACTGGTGGGAGGACGTAGAAAGCGTCCGAATCGAAGAGTACAGCGGACTGGATGACCAGACCCTTCAGATTCTTGAGCAGGAAGCCGCCGAAGTAAAGATCGTTGTCTCCTATCCTGACCCTGCGTTTGAGATGCAGATGCAGCAGATGCAGCCACAGATCGACCCGATGACTGGACAGATCGTCCCAATGCCGCCAGCCCCGATGCTGCACGACGTGCAGATCAAGCGCGTGATGAAGGATGGTCGGATCAAGATCATGGCCGTCCCACCTGAAGAGTTATTGCTTGACCGTCGCGCACGTTCCTTTGACGATGCCGGCATCATCGCCCACCGCAAGATGGCGACCGTTGCCGAGTTGATCGCAATGGGCTACGACGAGGACGAAATCGAAGAGAACATCAGTTCCACCGACTTGGACAACAACGAGGAATACCTTGCTCGCCAGCCCCTGTCCACTACCTTTGGAACTAACGACTCTGCCAACCCAATGCAACGCCGCGTCCTCTACATCGAGGCATACGCACGGATTGACTACGACGGTGACGGCATCCCTGAGTTGCGCAAGATTTGCTGTATCGGAGCCGGTTACAAGGTTGTCCGCAACTTACCCGCGTCTTACAACCCGTTTGTGGACTTCCCCTGCGATCCAGAACCACACACCTCCCCACTTGAGGCGATGTCCATTTTTGACATCACGCACGACATCCAAGAGATCAAGTCCGAGATTCTACGCAACACCCTTGACTCTTTGGCGCAGGCCATCCACCCCCGCACTGCGGTGGTCGAGGGTCAGGTCAACATGGATGACGTGCTGAACAACGAGACTGGGGCAGTGATTCGTATGCGTGCGCCTGGAATGGTTCAGCCGTTCTCCACCCCGTTTGTCGGACAGGCAGCCTTCCCGATGCTGGACTACATCGACCAGATCAAAGAAGACCGCACCGGCATGAGCAAGGCAGCGATGGGTCTTAATGCTGACGCACTGCAATCCAGCACTAAGGCCGCAGTCAATGCCACCATCAGCGCAAGCCAAGGTCGGATTGAACTGACGGCACGACTGATGGCCGAGGGCATGAAGAAACTCTTTAAGGGAATCCTGTTCCTGATGACTACGCACCAGGACAAGCCTCGGATGATTCGCCTGCGCAACGACTTTGTGGAGATCGACCCCCGTGCTTGGAATGCCAACATGGACGTGAACATTAATATCGGTCTTGGCAACGGCGACATGAACGAGCGTATGCAGGCACTGATGATGAT